GCAATGATTTCAAGGAGGTATTGTTTAACCCGACATTGATGAAGTTGACCAATGGTTCGGTAGATTTCATCGAAAGAGGTGAGCAATTTGATGATCGTTTCAAAGTTTGTATCAATTAAAAAAAAAAGTTATGGAAAAAGTATTTGCAGTAGTACATGTAACCGGTTATACAAGTGAATCAGAGGTTCAAGTATTCCGAAATGAAGAAGATGCACAGTTTGTGTTTGCATTATGGCTCAAAGACAACTTTGGAGTGTGGTTGCAAGATAAGTTAAACTTGACTATCGAGCAATGTTTGGCACTGCCAGAGGTAGAACGTGATGAATATGACATCAGAGTTGATGGTAGATTTGACATCACTTGGGATTCGTATGAGGTTTATGAGAGAATTTACATTCAAGAACTAATTGTCAATATATGAAAGCAAGAGTAGAGACATGGTTGAATAATATCGAAAACGGTAAGATTCGCAGTAAGACAGAACGCATACTAGATTGTATCATTCGGCATGGTGCAAAAGGTATCAGCACAGACGAAATGAGAACGAAACTTGGAATAGCACATCAGACACTAACTGGTGTGCTTTCGGTTTTGAATGATTCCGGAACAATTCAAGTAATCGGAACGCACCAGAATCTAGGAAGTTCGAATGTGTACTCGATATATGAGTTTGTTTCGGATCCGCATGACAGATTGAAGTTGCAGCATTACAGGGAGAGAGAGAAGGTGTTACTATGGTTGAAAAAAGGCATCGTAGATTACGAGCATTTTTGTTCGCCACTGGTAAGAAACGTATTGTATGAGAACTACAATAAGATTAAGAAGCAACCGATAGCAGAGCCAATTCAGTTGACACTTTTTAATGAATAAATTTCGAACTTCATGTTCGGTATACAAAATAATGTCGTATATTCACAGCATAAAACAAAACAAAGTATATGGAAAAATCAGTAATCAAGTGTGTGCATTCTAGCACATTACGACTAGGTGATATTGTCATCTGGCGAGGTAGTTGGGGTAAGGACTTGCCACAACAAGCAACAGTTCAGTCAATTGAAATTGGAGACCACTGCACGATGGTAGACGAGGTAGATTGGCATCAGTTAACAGATAGATCAGTAACCGTAGTACTAGACAACGGACACTGGGCGTATGGTTTTCAATTAGCACCTGCAGTATGAAAAAGTTTCACATCACGTATTTTGTCGAAAGACAACCGCTATTGATTAGTGGTAAAACGGTGTATGCAGAGAGTATTGTATACGCCATAGGTAAGTTTCTACAGATGAACGAAGAAGTGTCGGTAGAAGATATTCATTACGCAATCGAAATTTTTGAATCATGAGTAAAATAGCACTAGAGTACACAGTAGATTGTCCACATTGCGACAATGGTCAAATTGAAGTCGGACCAACTTGCTTCAAACCTGCTTCCGAATGTTGTGGTGGTTGTTATAACACTGAAACATGTGAGGAATGTGATGGTTTTGGTGAGTTCACAAGAACGCTTGACGATGACCAGATACGAGAATTGTTAAGCATTTTAGAAGAACGAGATTCAGAATCATTTTTTAGACATCTGAAACAAATATGAAATCCAAGACCAAGCAGTTAACAGTTCACATGTCATATACTGATGAACTAGATTTGATTAAAGGTTTGGAAGCAATACGCAAACAGATCATGGCTCGACAGACAAACAATGCATCCGGTAGAATCGGAGATGTATCTTATGATTGGCATTACATGTTTGTTGGTTATGATAACTGGCGAGAAGAAGAGATAAATGGTCAATGGTGCCGAGTATATCAATCAAAAATGAATAACAAATGAGTAGAGATTTGCCTTACTTCAAGTTTTTTACAGGCGAATGGTTGAACGGAGACATAGTTTTAGAGGATTACGAACTGCAAGGCATATTCGTCAACCTATGTGCGTTTTACTGGCACAGGGACTGTGATTTGACAATCGAACAGGCATGTAAAAAGTTGAGGATAGTAGAAAGTAAAATATGGGATCTGGCAGGTGCCGGTGTTTTAGAGATTGACGAGAACATGGTTCGCATTCGTTTCCTAGACGAGCAGAAAAACGAGTTTTTTGTTCGCAAGAAGAAATTGTCTGATGCAGGTAAAAAGGGTGCTGAAATCAAGGCTATGATGAAAGAAGAAACCACCCTTCAACCACCCTTAAACCACCCTTCAACAATAAGAGAAGAGTATAGAGAAGAGTTAAGAGAAGAGGAGATAAGAGAAGATATTACGCCTAAAGGCGAGGCAATTAATTTTAAGGCATTATTGGATTATTTCAACAAGGTATATGGTAAAAAGTGTACTGTGATTCCCGATAACGCCAAGAGGTCGTTTAACGCACGTATCAAAGAAGGTTATACAAAGGAGAATATCCGATATGCTATGGACAATGTTAGAATAGATGCATTTCACAAGGAGAACGACTTTAAGTATGCTTCAATCTCGTATTTCAGCAGGTCAAAAACGCTAGACACGTATGGCCAGAAAAATGATGTTCAACCTAAAAAGTATGTACCAAGATGAGTTTTGAAAAAATATCGAGTAAGCCATTGGAGTTGTTGTTTGGTATAATAATGACTTCAAGAAAAGATGAATCAGCACGTTTGTTTAGGATCATTAAGCAAGAGTGGTTGGAAACTGAAGAGCAAAAGCAATTGTACCAGTTAATGTCGGAATTGTTTGACACTGGAGAGGAAGTAAACCTGTTGACAGTTGGCACCACTTCAATGAAGAAGGAAGGTGGTAAAAAATTGGTGATATACGCATCTAAATTGACAGGTGTTCCGGCAGGTATTGATTACCACAATGTAGGGCATGTCATAGAAATGATTCGCTACAATTATGTCAGCAAAGGAGCAAAGGAGACAATGTTGGAATTGCATAGAATTGTGTCGTCAGATGACATAGACTTTGATAAGTACATTGACTTGATGAATAACGCAATTGTGAAGTTCAACAAAGAGGTGTATGTTGAAGAAAATGGATTGACTGATGTGATACGTGATGTACTTGACCGGCATGATCGAGCAAGAATGGGTGATCTAGGTGGTATCCTGCTTGGTTTCAAGAATCTGAATAAAGATGTAATCTTGGAACCTGTGGATATGATGGTAGTAGGTGCAAGACCGGCAATGGGTAAGACATCGTTTGGTGTTGCAGCACTTTGTCAATTGGTATTTCACGAAAAACGCAAGGTTGCATACTTCAATCTAGAAATGAGTAACAATCAGATTATGAGGAGAATTATTGCAAACTTGACAGGCATAGATTCCAACAAGATTAAGTATGGACAATGCAGCAGTGATGAATTGATGCAAATTCACAGAGTAATATCGATGCCCGAAATGAAGAACATTACTTTGTATGAAGGTAGTCAGACAATTCAGCAAATGAAGATGAAGTTGACCGAGTTGAAGCATTCAGACAAAGTAGAGGTATTCATTGTAGACTATTTGCAGAAAATTGCACCAGAAAGAGGCAAGACAAGGTACGAACAAGTAACCGAAGCATCTAATGGCATCAAGTATATCAGTCAGAACATGAAGATACCTTGCATAGCATTGGCACAGTTAGGTAGAGATGCAGGTAAAAGTGGTAGTAGACCGATATTGCCAGACCTTCGTGAATCTGGTGAGATTGAGCAAGATGCATCGATTGTGGCATTTTTGCATAGACCGGAGTACTATGGACATGATACAGACGAAAATGGTCAAAGTACAGAAGGTAAAGCCGAGTTCATAATTGCCAAGAATCGAGAAGGAGATACGCCAATTTTGAAATTCAACGTAGATCTGAAAACTAGTCAATGGACAGAGGATGGTGAACAAAGGCATCAGTTTCAGCAGGTCGAGACATACAGAGGTTTCCATGAAGATAATCCGTTCTAATGAAGAAGTGTAAAAATTGTAGGCAAGAATTTAAGCCAAGATACAGTACTCTGGAAAAGTATTGTTGGGATCCGGACTGCAAGACTATCGAAGCAATGCAGTTGGTGTCAAAAAATAAGAAGAAGGAAGAACAGGACTGGGCGAAAAAAAAAGCACAGATCAAGCAGTCATTGCTTACGACATCAGACTATTTGAAGATGGCACAACAGGTGTTCAATGGTTATGTTCGATTGAGAGATGCCGGAAGTATGTGCATATCCTGTGGAAGAAAGCCATTGAAGGAGAATGCAGGGCATTTTTTCAGTCAAGGTGGTCATGGAAGTGTGAGATTTGATGAAAGAAATTGTCATTTGCAGTGTGAACACTGTAATACGTATTTGAGTGGTAATTTGATCAGATACAGGGAGAACTTAATTAAGAAGATTGGTGTACCAGAATTTGAAGCATTGAGCCAACTGGCATACGAAACAAAGAAGTGGAGCAAGGAAGAAGTACAAGAACTAATCAGTAAATACAAGGAAAAATGCAAGACATTGAAAAAGTAATTGAAGAAGTAACCACAGTAGTCGAGTGGTACAAGGAATTGCCAAAAGACTATAGCAATATCGAGGATTTGATGTATGCAAGAAAAGTGTTGTGTGGTAATTTGTTCATGTTGTCGGTGCAACTGGGAAAGGCAAGGCAACAATGGAAGGAATGTGAGTTCACTACAGAATCTGTCCGTAGAAAGACAATGGCAGAAATGCTTGAAGAAGGTCTAGCAGTAGGTAAGGCAGATGCATACGCAAGAGCCGATAGTTTACTAGCAATGGAAGCAGAAAATGTAGCAGAATCCTATTACCACATGTTGAAGTTTATGATAGATGCTACGCAGGAAGTAAACAACACAATGATGCAGCACATCAGCACATTGAAAAAGGAGAGAGAAAATAGTCCACAGTATACCTAGAAAATGAAAAAAGTAAATTGGTACGCAGTGTTGTTTGTGGGATCAGCAATAGCAACAGTATTACTGGTCAGCATGTTATCGAGTATGTAAAAAAAAACGAAAAAAAACGAAAAAAAACTTGCATATACAAAATTACTTCGTATATTTACATCGTAATCATAAAACAAAACAAAACATGAAAGTACCCGAAATTAAGATCAGTTACAAGATGGACAAGGTTAAGCCATCAGAGTTGTACAAAGTAACTAGCAGCCAAAATGGCTATGATGCATTAAGACAGATATTTGATGCTGACACATTTGGTTGGACAGAGGAAGCAATAGTTCTATGCTTGAATCGTGCTAACAAGGTTGTAGGTTTCTACAAGTTGTCAAGTGGTGGTGTAGCCGGAACTATTATGGATCCGAAAGTGGTGTTCACAGTTGCACTCAATTGTGGAGCATCTTCGATAATCTTGTCGCACAATCACCCTAGCGGAAATTTGCAGCCCAGTCAAGAGGACAAGAATGTTACCGAAAAAATTAAGGCAGGTGGCAAATTGTTAGACATCACATTACTCGATCACATTATTGTAACTGAAGAAGGTTACTTCTCATTTGCAGATGAAGGTTTACTATAAAAAAAAGTTATGGAACTAATCGAAATTGGAAACGACATCTGGCAGGTGATCAGATTAAGCACCGGAGAAGTATTGCACGAAGGTGATTGTGGTAGTTGTGAGGACTACATGTACAAGATATTTCTAGGAATGACAGGAATCTAAAAAAAAAGTTATGACACAGTTCGAAGAAGCACAGGAACAAGTAAGACAAGGTTTGTTGAAAGCACCTAATGTAAGCACTGCAGAAGGTAATATAGATTACTTTGGCTATCAGTTGGCAGTGCATCACTTCAATATGAAGTTGATGGCAAAGGGAATGAAATTCAGAGGAATCAAGTTCACTGACATTAAGAAGTATTATGGTCTCAAAGGCAAGTCAGCAAAAGATTGTTTGCTTCAATTTGAGGAAGTAATGGAAAAGTATAAATTAAGTATCACCAAATAAAACAAAACATGGAGAACCTAGCAAAAGCCGTAAATGCGGTTATGAATGAAGTCAAGGGAATTGACAAGTCATTAGTTGTGGGATCTGGTGCGATGTCCTACAAAGGAGTGCCAGACCAAGAAGTAAAAAAGGTAATAGGTCAAGCAATGCAAAAGCATGGACTAGTTATGTTACCGGTAGCAATCGAGCCAAGTGTACACACAAGCGAGTGGGAAGAGACCACGAACTATGGTGTCAAACGTAAGCAAAGCGTGTTCACAGAGGTAAGAACAAAGTATCTGCTATTGCATACAAGTGGTGAGAGCATTGAAGTTTGTGGATATGGACATGGTGTTGATTCACAGGACAAAGGTGCCGGAAAAGCCACAACGTATGCATTAAAGTACGCATTATTGTATATGTTCATGGTGCCAACAGGTAAAATAGATGATGCAGACACTACGCATTCAGAAGAAATAGCAACGCCACAGGCAAAGCAAAAAGCACCAGAAAAAGCAGTCAAGAAAAAGTCAAAGATTCCAAACGAAAGGTTTGACAAAGCAGTAGCATTGATTGATGCAGGTGAGTACACAGAAAAAGCATTGTTAGCCACATTTGAACTAACGCCAGAGCAACAAGAAAAATTAAGTAACCGTAAAACAGAAAGCAAAGATGAACAAGAGCAGGTATCTGAATGAAGCAGGTCAGTTAAGATTAAGACCTAGTGCAATAGGAAATATCATGGCAAATGGTAAGTCCAAAGGAGAGTTATCAGTAGGTGGTAAGACGTATATCAAGACATTATTCAAGAAGGTGTACTTGGGATATGAGGATGAACTATCTGGTAAGGAAATCGAGAAAGGAATCACGCAAGAGGATGAAGGAATAGAGTTGTTGAATCTTGTATATGACAAGAAGTACAAGAAGAACATGATTACAATGGATGCCGACATCATGCGAGGTACCTGTGATATACTTGCAGACGAGTACATTCGAGATGTGAAGTTGTCATGGTCGAAAAAGACCTTCCCTTTGTTTAAAGAAGATGCAGGTAGTTCGCTATATGAATGGCAGTTGAGAGCATACATGATGTTGTACGACAGAGAGCATGCATACTTGGACTATTGTTTGATAGAAACGAATCCGACATTGATTCCGGCATGGGAGCCACTGGAGTTGCATAAGGTCAATGACTTGCCATTGAATATGCGAGTTACGACATTGAGATATGATCGAGACTACACATTGGAAAGTCAGATCATTGACAGAATCGAGTTAGCAAGACTAGAATGGGAGAACTTAAAATCACAATTTAATATCAAGTAAAATGGCGAAAATCACAGGAAAAATCCTAGCAATAGGTCAAGTACAACAAGTATCTGAAAAGTTTCAGAAATTGGAGTTCATTGTAGAGACACAGGAACAGTATCCACAGACGTATCCAATACAGTTGTCGCAGGACAAAGTGGAGATAATCAAGTTCTACAAGGTAGGCTCAATCGTTGATGTAAATATCAATATCAAAGGTCGAGCATGGCAGAATCCAAACACATTGGAGACGAGATACTTTGTAACTTTGGAAGGCGTGTCGATGTCCTTCAAGCAAGAAGGCGGATCCGCACCAGAAAACGCACCAGAAAGACCGACTGGCAGAGCAAAAGGCAACATAGAGCAGAACTTTGAGGAAGAAGCAATCAGAGGAATGCAGGAAGATGATGATGACTTACCGTTTTAATAAATAGATCATGAAGATAAAAGATATATCAGAATTGAGTACAATTGCAGACGATGTTGTCGCAGTAATTGAAAAGCACTTGGCAAAAACAGGTGAGACACCTACAGGATTCGCAAATAAAGTAGGAGTTCACCCACTGCAATTGCTAGGTTTTTTAAGAAGAGAACGAGGTATGCACATTGATACTATCGAGAGAATCGGAAAAAGAATGAAGGAGAGTAAGGTGTAATAACCTTACTTTTTTTCGTTTTTCTTGTCGGGTATATCCAATTACTTCGTATATTTACATAAGAAACAAAACAAAACACACATGAAAGATTTAGTAATGCACAATTTAGCCAATCCGGCACACCTAGAAGCAGTAGGATTAGGCAAAGTATGGAAGTCCTATGCAGATAATTGTTCTAGAGAGGACATTATGGAAGTAGGCTTCAATTCACGCAGTGGATATGTCTACATAGCGTTGGAGAACGGAATCTCAATTTGTTCAATGCTCGGAAGAGATGTTGAATATCTAGTTACTGATTTTGAAACTGGAGAGGAGTTTTTCTTTGACGAATATTCAGAAGCAGAGGAATCAGATGTATTCAGTAATTAAGAAGAAATCAAGAAAGATAGGTCATTGCGACCTATTTTTTTGTAAAGTCCGTAAGGATGTGTATATTTGTTCAGTAGCCATTTCATTCATGTGCTATGTTTTGTTTTAAGCAGGGTGGTGTACTATGTATGCCGCCTTGTTTTTTTTTAGAGAAAAAATTATGAAAAGAACATTGAAAGTATTAAGATTGACGATAGGATTGTGCCTATTGCCTTTTGTATTTGCAGTCTATTTGTTGGATCGTATTGCTTCCGGCATACTGGCACCGAACTATGCTCACCCTGCATTCACGATGTGGTGTCAGCCAAAGTATGGATTGCTTGGTTTTTTAAGAATAACAATTTTAACAATAATTTCAGCAGTAATATGGATGCTACTATGAACATTAAAGAAAGAAGTATCTCCGAACTAAAGGGAGCAGACTACAATCCTAGAAAGTTAAACATGAAAGACTACAAAGGATTGAGAGACAGTTTGAAAAAGTATGGCTTCTTGGATCCTGTATTAGTCAATATGTTTGAAGGAAGGGAGAACATAATTATCAGTGGTCACCAAAGGTTGAGAGCATGGAAGGAACTGGGACATGAAACGGTACCAGTAATTGAATTGAATCTGCCAGAGGAAGAGGAAAAGGAATTGAATATCCGAATGAACAGGAGTGCAGGTATGTTTGACTTTGAAAAGTTAGGCATGATGTTCTCCAAAGACAAGTTGGAAGAAATTGGTTTCAATCGATCAGAATTGGAAAAAATTGAATCAGAATTTGAAAGATCGTTGAAGCAGTTTGACAATAACAACTGCGAGTATCCGATTGTACCAAAGTTTAATGAAAAGTATGACTACATGCTTATTGTTTGTGAAAATGACATGGACAATTTGAGGTTAAGAACGACACTGGGAGTGGATAAGATGAAATCGTACAAGAACTACAAGAACGAAAAGGATAAGATAGGAAAGGGATATGTCCTGCCATACAAGGAGTTCATGGCTAAATTCGTAGAAGGTGATGGAAATTTGTAAGCCAATAATTTTAAGTCATAAGAGAGCAAAGACAATTGTTACTCACAAGACAGTAGCAAATTCCGCAGTTTGTGTACCAGAATCACAGGTAGAAGAGTACAAGCAGTATGTGGATTGCGAGATCATTGCACACCCCGATGATGTGATTGGATATGCAGCAAAGGTAAAGTGGATATACAAGCAGTACCCGAACGTGTTCATGTTGGATGATGACATGGATTATTTGTTGAACCTGTATGATGATGGTAAGAAACCGCACGTGGATCCGGTTGACATTTATTATTTGATTCAGTCCAATGCTGATGTTGCAAGACAATTAGGAGTAAAGTATTTCGGATTCGGTAAGATGAACAAGCCATTGATGTACAAAGGTTTGAGACCACTGGAACTGACTGGATTCGTAATAGGTGGACAGATGGGATTTCTTGAAGGATTTCAGATGGATGAAATGCCTGACGATGTGATAGGATCTACAGATTATTTTTTGAGTGCGTTGAATGCACACTACAATAGAATGACCTACATAGACCAAAGATTTGCATTCTGCAGTAAGGGTGGTACATTCAAGAGTGAAGGTGGCATGGCAGACATTAGGGATCTGGAATCGGAAAAGAAAGATTTGTTGGAATTGAGAGCAAAGTTTGGTGATGCAATCGAGTTGAAGAAGTCAACTGCATTGAGAACATTGCAGCACCAGTATGAAAGAACACTAAAAATACCGTTTTGATGAAAAAGTCGCTACAGGAGTTCTATGAGAAAAAGAACGAAGAACATGGACTATCTGGCAAAGGATGTGCGTGGGACAATGAACAGGCATGTGCTACTCGATACGAGATAGCATGTAGTATGCTAGAACAGGCAGAAATGACAATTGCCGAGTTTGGTGCAGGTAATGGAGTGAACAGTTTCTATTTTTATGCATTCAACAAGAACAGGTATATTGGTATTGAGCCATTGCCATTTTTTTACGAATGGTTGGAAACTAGATTAGGACACTATGATGCATGTAAAGTGGTGAATGAAAGTATCCAGTCGTTTGCCCAGAAATGGAAGAATGTTTATGGATTCAGTAGAGACTATCAGTTTGACTATGCAGCATGTATAGGAGTGTATTATTTGAAGTTAGATGCGGATCCGGAAGAGTATTATCAAGAAGCACTGGAAAGTATCAAGAACATGCTTGAAATGTCAAAAGTAGGATTGATATTCAATGGCTTTCAAGATTGTGTGGATTTCAAAGATGATGATCAGTTTTACTTCAATATGCCTAGATTGTTGGCAGACATCTACAAAATGGGATACAGTAGAATGGAATTGATCAGCAGACCAGACCTAAACAGGTATGAATTTTTTCTGAAAATATTGAAAAAATAATTTGGTATAAACACAATTATTCCGTATATTTACTTGTATAACAAAACAAGTATTATGAGTGAACAATTTAACCCAATGACCAAAGGTGGCTACAATCTTTATCATGTAGTCAGTGCCTTTCAAAAGTATGTCCGCAGAGGCATGGAACATGAAGCAATGTATATGGGAACCGAGATGTTGATTTCGGGATTTCATAAGTATGCATGGTATCGAATGCGAGTAATAGCATCGGAAGATGTAGGACTAGCAAATCCAATAGCATGTGTACAAGTCAATGCTTTGTATCAGACATTTATGGATTTCCAAAAAGACAAGCGAGAAGGTGCTGCTCAACTCGTTTTTTGTCATGCACTAATCTTGTTAGTGAGAAGTCCAAAGTCAAGAGTAATTGACAATCAATTCTGTAAGTATGTAGATTTAAGGCACATGATTCATCCGGTAACGATTCATGATTATTGCTATGATCAATTTACTGATGTTGGCAAAAGGTTAGGTCGTGGAGATCAGTTCTTCTTTGATGAATCTGCCAAACTCAATAACATTCCGGATGATATGTACGAGGATGAAATGAAGTTGCACAAGGAATTGGAACAGATGTACCAATGGAAGAAGGAGAAGAAAAAAGTATCTTTACACAATCCGAATATGAATTTGTTTGACCAAGACTAAAAAAAAGTTATGACAATCACAGAGTTAAGAGAACAGGCAGAAGAAATGATTCAGTGTGGTAATTCGAAAGAAATTGCATTTGGATCTGGAATGTTAAAAGTAATAGAAAGTATTGATCAGCATCAAGTCCATGAATTATGGATGGATGATCTAGAAAGTACAGAATTTGTAATCAAATATGATGATTTGTATGGAGAGTAGGAGAAAAGCATTGGTTATTGTAGCACACAATGACGATGAAGTGTTAGGTTGTGGTGGAACAATCAAGCAGATGAGGTCTACAGGTTGGGATGTTGGTGTTTTGATTATGACATTAGGCACAATGGAAAGAGGTGAGATACCAGACTTTTCGCAATTGATGGAGCAAAGTTACAATGCATCTGTTCATCTAGGTGCCGGACCAAAAATTGATAGTCAGACATTTGGACACTGGGGAGTATTCAAGGAAAAGTTTGCAGACCAAAGACTTGACGAGTACAATGAGATAGATGTAACGAAGAGAATTGAAATGCACCTAGAAAGGTTTAAGCCGGAAGTAGTGTTTACGCATTTTGAATCAGACGTGAATAAGGATCATGAAATCGTAAGCAAATGTGTGAAGGTGGCATGTCGTATGCAACCAAGTACCTATGTTGATGCAATTTACGAGTTCCCTGTATTGAGTAGTAGCAATCATAACAGTGTTCGATTTGCACCAGATTTGTATGTAGAATTGAATGAAGAAGAGTTAGCAGCCAAAGTAGCAGCAATGCAGTGCTACAAAATTGAGTACACTGGCATGAGACGAGAAGAACACATTCGAATTACTGCAATGGCATACGGTATTGATGTGGGATATAAGGCTGCAGAAGTGTTCCGTACTGTGAGGAGAAGGCAAAAAAACTTTGATAAATGACGAAAATAACTACAAAATTATTTTGTATATTCACTTCAATGTCGTATCTTTACTAGGTAAACAAAACATAAAACACATAGTTATGGGATTCTTTAGTTGGAAAACACAAGACACAAGCAAGTCAATTGCTAATCACTATTCAAGACGCAAAACATTTGGAGTATGGCTTCTTGATGACAAAGGAAACAAATGGTTCGAGCCAAATTATGAAGGCTATGGCATGTTTGGAGGTAAGGACTTCTACGTGCTACTCGCAGAAATGAATGGATTCTACGAGAATCAAGATGTAGATCCGGACATGGAATACGGAAGATTGAGAGACGAAGGTATCAGACTAGCATTCAGTGGTAAAAAGTTCAAGTCTCCGAACTTGGTTCAGCACATACAAGAGTGGGAGTACAAGGAAGATGAGCCAAAAAGTTGTGAGTATCAAGGTTATTTCTATTGATGAAAACAGTAAATAGCATATCCGGAGGTCAGACATCTGCTTATATAGCCGCAAACTATAAGGCAGATGTTAACCTTTTTGCGTTGGTTCGTACCAATGATAAGTCGTGTTTGTTCCCAGACAAGAAGTTGAGACAGATGGTATCAGACAAAATAGGCACTGAATTTATCGGCACATTGGAAGATGACATAATCATTCACACAATGTTTGACCTAGAGCAGTTTCTCGGATCTGAAATCATTTGGGTTACTGGTAAGACATTTGAAGATTTGATACGAGATAAGGGTGGCTGGTTGCCTAATTTGGTGTCAAGGTATTGCACTACAAATATGAAGTTGGTGCCAATGTTCGAATGGTGGTATCACAATGTAGGAGAACCTGTTGAGACCAGAATCGGATTCAGAGCAAATGAATTAAGCCGAGCAGACAGAATGGTAGCCAAGACTGATGAAAATGGATTGTCAGTAATCAAGGCAACAGTCAGTAAGCACCCTAGTGGAAAGAACAAATGGCAGGAATTTGCATGGCAGAAACCTGTTTTCCCTTTGATAGAAGATCAGATATACAAGGACAACATTGTCAAGTATTGGAATGACAAGCCGGTGAGATTCGCATACATGAATAATTGTGTTGGATGTTTCCACCGGAACGAGATATTGTTGAACAAGATGTTTGAGTTGCACCCTAACAAGATGGAGTGGTTCAGAATGCAGGAGAACAATCAAGGTGGAGCAGGAAAGGGAACGTGGAAGAAAGGTATCACCTATGACAAAATCAAGAAGCACAGAATGCAAATAGAACTTGCACTAGAGGACTTCAACGAATGTGATAGTGGATATTGTGGATTGTAAAAAAATTTGTCATGATAGAACCGAAGGAAAAAGCAAAGCAATTACGAAGTAAATATGGTAAACTGGCACTGCACGTAGCCAAAGACATACTAGACGAGGGATCCGTTGGAATCACAAGAAGTCAAGAGTTGATAGCATTTTTAAGATATTGGAAATCAGTAATAAATGAAATATGAATCAGACATACGAAAAAGTTTTGCTAGTTTTGGCAGGAATGGGAATAATGGGACTTGTACTTAAATTGATAGAAGCAATATGAAAGTAATGATTACACAGCCAAGATACTTACCAAGTATGGAGCATTTGGTGAGAATTGGATCAGTAGACAGAATAGTTTTGTTGGATCAGACCGAGATAAACACTAGGGACTACGAAAACAGGGCAAAATTGCAATGTAATGGACAGGATAAATGGTTGACAATACCTGTAACCAAAGGAACGAAAATTGCAGAAACCGTAATCACTGGAGAGTTCAAGGCAGACCACAAGAACAAAATCAAGGAGTACTACGGAAAAGACTTTGAGTTCTATGATCAGTTATGTGAGTACGAAGGTACCAGTTACGCCCAGTTCATGATCGAGCATTACAAGGCAATGGTGAAGTACTTGGGAAAGAGGACTGAAATTGTCATGAGATCAGATTTGACCACAAAAGAAGTAACAGGCAAGGAAGAAATCCGAGAAATCTTGCAAATCTGTAGAGCAAAACAGTACTTGACCGGTAGTAATTGCCTAAAATATGGAGTAACACCGGAGTATTTGAATGAAATTGGAGTAGAATTGAAGATGATTACGTTCATAGATGAGGTACAGAAATACCAAGAATTGTTAAACATGGATGTCAGATATAGCGTAGTAGACACATTATTGAGATAAGATGAAAAAGATAAAACGAACATTGCAGAGAATGAAGTACCGGATAGTCCTAACAAAGCATGAGAGAATCATGATGCACATAGGATCAATGACCATACTGGAATCGCAACAGAATAGAAACTTTCGTAGATCGTTGTTTAGAACTTCATTCGCAGAAGAGTTCATTCGACTGTTACGAGTAAAATGACAAAGATGACACCTAAAAAAAGGAAGCAACTGCAAGATGTGTTTGTAGAAGCACTGCTAAATTCAGCAGGAAACATAAGTCATGCTTGTAAGAAGGTAGGCATAAGTAGAAATACCTACTATGAATGGAGAAAGGAAGAAAAGGAATTTGACAAGGCATGTGAAGAACAACAGGAAGCAATCATTGACCTAGTTGAGACCAAGTTAATGACCAACATACAGGAAGGTAAGACTGCCGAGATTATTTTTTTCCTAAAGACCAAAGCCAAGCACAGAGGATATGTTGAGAAACAAGAAGTGGAAATCAAGAAAGACATGCCAGATTTGAGTGGATTGTCTACACAGGAGATGTTGGAATTGTTGAAAGAGGATGAACAATAGCAAGGAAGCAGTAAAGCAATACTTAAGACAGGAAATCGCTAGAAGAGACTTTTGGCGATTTTGTTTGTATATGGATAGAGAGTTCTTCGAATCAAGAGAGTTCCTAAAGGAAATTGCTGATGCCTTCCAACAAGTAGAAGAGAAAATCATTAAGTCCCTATCTGTAAGTATGCCGCCACGTGCAGGAAAGTCCTACATAACTTCATTGTTTTGTGCGTGGACACTGGGTAGAAATCCAGATAAGTCAGTAATGAGGAACACATGTACTGCAACCTTGTATATCAAGTTCAGTTACGATGTACGAGCAATCCTAAAGCATGACCGGTATGGACAGGTGTTTCCAAATGTAAGATTGTCTGATGATAAGGCAAACCTGCAAGGGTGGAATACAAATCACTCAAAGATGGTAGGATACTTTGGAGCAGGTGTAGGTGGTACAATCATTGGTTTTGGTGCTAGTAACGTAGCCATTACGGATGACTTGTATCGAGGTATGGAAGATGCACTATCAGATACACAGAATGATCGTATCCTGCAATGGAAGGAAGCAACACATGATTCACGTTTTGAAACTGGTTGTGCTAGAATTGACATAGGAACAAGATGGTCAATCAGAGATGTTATTGGTAAGCAAATGGATGATGGGATATATGACAAGAGTATTGTTGTACCTGCATTGACCGAAGAAGGAGAAACATTCTGTGAATCAGTAATGACAACAGATGAGTACCTAGAGAAGAAGAAGAGGACAGAAAATTCTATTTGGTTAGCAGAGTACATGCAGCAACCTATTGATGTAGAAGGTCGTCTATTTAGGGATCTGAAATATGTAACTAAAGAAGAGTTTGCACTAATCAGCAAGACTACTGATGTTGCTGGTAATGAAGTGTCCAGAATCGAGGGAGCAGTAGCATACATTGATGTGTCCGACATGGGTAAAGACTTCACTTCAATGGCAGTAGCAGTGGTAATTGGTAAGCAATTGTACATTGTTGACTACCTGTTTAACCGAGATAATACGGACATTACAATTCCGATGTGTGCCGAGAAGTTAAAGAAATGGAATGTATCTTATGTCAGAGTGGAAAGTAATTCAATGGGAGCCATGTTTGCTAGACAACTGCAAACAATTACAGAAACCAAAGTACTGCAAGTGTACAATAGCACGAACAAAATTACTAGGATCATTATGAACGCAGGATATATCATGAACAACATGAATTTTGTTAAGAATGATAACGCAGATAGTGAGCAATTTATGCAAAATGTGGTGAGTTTCAGTAAGGAAGGAAAGAATAAACATGACGATGCACCAGATTGTTTAGCAGGATTATCTATATTTGTTCAGTCCATGTTTAGGAATTTAGTATAAATTTGTAGGTAAATGATGTTATGAAATGTTAGATAATACGAATAATTGGAACTTTCTCGAGAATCTGTTGGGGTTTAACTTCAACAGAAACCGTAGATATATTGAGCAATTCCGTCAGTATTTGCCTTATCAGAATCAGATATGGGGAGTAAAACAGGCAGTATGGATTGACACTAATCATGCATACCGACATTACTTGATATACCGGAGTTACGTGCAGTAATCGACAAACGAGCATCAATGATGTCTGCTGCAATGCCATGTCTTTACGACAAGGATGGAAACAAGGTCGAGAAGCATTGGATATATGACTTGATAGCAAAGCCAAATCCTACACAGTCTTGGAGTGATGTGATATACTGCTTGTCTGTTAATGATGCCCTTTATTCAAACTCATTTGCATTCGCACCTGCAAGAACACTAGGAGTAAGGAACTTGATTGTTCCGTTACCCAGTCATAAGATGCAGATTAAGTTATCTGGCAAGACACTGAAACAAATGGACATAGATGGCTTGATCGAAGGATACAAGTTTGCTTATGATGACGAGTATTACGAGAACTTCACTGTTGAGGAGATTTTGTACCTATGCACAACAGATGGAATGAACATAATCAATCCTTCGTCAAAGATTGAAACACTAAAGTACCCTTTGTCAAATATCAAGGCAGCATACAACAAAAGGAATGTATTGTTGGAGAATCTTGGAGCAATAGGAATCCTGTCTGCACAGAAAACGGATATGGCAGGAGCAATGCCAATGGATCCACAAGAGAAGAAGAACATTCAGATGGACTGGTACAGACGAAGCAAGGATGAATTGATAATCACCGAAGCACAAGTCGATTGGAAGCCTATGTCCTTTCCCACTAGGGATTTGATGTTGTTTGAGGAAATGACTGCTGACAAACTAGCAATCATTGATGCATACGGATTGAATGCCAACCTTTTTTCAAGTGAGCAAGGTAGCACGTTCACCAATGTACGAGATAGCATCAGAATGGTGTATACTGACACAATCATTCCGGAGACACAACAGATGTATGATGCAATCTGCCAACAATGGGGACTGTCTGACGAAGGTTATTACCTAGAAGCAGACTTTGGTCATTTGAAGGTATTACAAGAGGATGAGGAACGAATTGCACGAGTTCAAAGCACAAAGGCAGACACTTTGCAAAAGATAATCAATATGGGAGTACCTTTGTCAGAGGAAGAAATTCGTACTATGATGGATATTTAATGTATATTTGAGCATGAAAAAGGAAATAAGCAAGTACTCAATTAAGTCAACTGGCGAGATAAAGGACATGTCTACCGACAAAAGAGAGGTAGCAATTTACTTGTCAAAGTTTGGAAACATTGATAGTGATGATGATATGATCCAAAAGGGAGCATTCACCAAAAGTATCATTGAACGTGGTCCAGAAAGTGCATCCAACAGAAAGGTTGCATTTTTGCGTTACCATGATTGGGAGCATCAGATAGGTAAATTCTTGACCTTACAAGAGGATGATTTTGGATTGTTTGCAGTAGCCAAATGTGGTATGAGTACCAAAGGTGAGGATGCATGGCAGGATTATCAAGATGGCATAATCAGTGAGCATAGTATTGGTTTTCAATATGTTGCAGATAAGATTAAGTGGGTTGAGGATATGACCATTGAAAAAGGTGGATACTATTTGATAACAGAAGTAAAACTGTATGAGGGATCTGCAGTGCTTTTTGGTGCAAATGATATGACACCTGTGGTAGAGGTAATGAAATCAGAACAAAGAATTTCGTTTGCCCAGAAATTGTCCAGTGATATTGATAGCGTGGCACGAGCAATCACAAGAGGACAAGGTACAGATGAAAGATTGTACGAACTAGAAATGAAATTAAAGTATTTGAATAGTCAATTATTGTTACTTGCACAGACAGAACCGATTGGTATCAAGCATTCTGTAACTGGTGAGCCAACTGGATTAGGCAATTCATTTGATTGGAGTAAAGTAATTAGTAACCTAAAAATCTAAAAAAAATGGCAGAAAATCTAACGCCGGAACAAGTAGTTGAGCAAATCGAAACAAAGTTCAACGAAAAGATGAGTGGAATGGCTAAAAAGTCAGACATTCAAGAATTGAAAAGTGATATTGATTCACTAAAAGGATTGACTGAAAAAAGTCAAGCAATTGAAACTGCAATCGCAGGATTCGAAGCAAAATTGGAAGCAATGGCAGAAAAGTCAAAAAAGGAGAATCCTAAAAGACTTGGTAACATCGGTGATCAAGTAGTAAAAGGATATGAAGGTCAATTGGAAGCCATCAAAGGTGGTAAGTCAATTGAATTGAATATCAAGGCAGATACTACAATTACAGGAGACTACACCGGAAACATTGCGTTGTCTACACTTGAAGCAGGTGTTAACCGCATTGCTCGTCAAGTACCAAAACTTCGTCAAGTTGTGAACGTAGGAACTACAATTAGCAAGTTTGTAACTTACATTCAGCAGACCTTAATTTCTTCTGCATCTTTTGTTGCAGAAGCAGGAGTTAAGACAGAAGGTGAGTTGAAGTACCAAGAGGTATCCAAAGAGGTGAAGAAAGTAGCAGGTTTGATCAAGGTTTCTAAAGAAATGCTTGAAGATTTGAACTTTGTTCGTAACGAAATCAATGTTGACCTTTTGGCTACGCTTGAAGATCAGATTGAAAACGGAATCTTGAATGGTACTGGTGTTGGTGCTAACTTGGAAGGATTGTTGACAACAGCACCTACTTTTGCAGCAGGTACTTTTGCAGCATCTGTTCCACAAGCAAACATTGCTGACGTTATTCGTGTTGCAGTAGCAAACATTCAAGCATCTAAATTCACGCCTACACACGTAGTTTTGAATCCAGTTGATGTTGCTAAAATGCAATTGACCAAAACTTCTGTTGGTGAGTACACGTACCCTATCTTCTATGTTGATAACTTGACAGGAGAGCCAAAGGTAGCCGAGTTAACTTGTGTTTCTACAACTTGGATGACTGCAGGTAACTTCTTGGTAGGTGATATGAGCAAGTCAAATATCCGTATGCGTGAAGATATGAACATCTCTGTAGGATACGTGAATGATGACTTCCAACGTAACATGGTATCAATCCTTGCAGAAGCACGTTTGGTACACTACGTTAAAGCAAATGACGTGAATGCATTCTGTAAAGGTGTAATCGCAACTTGTATCACTGCAATTAACAAGCCTTAATTAGCAACCGATTAAATTAGCACAACATGGCAACTGATAGAAAACGCAAACCTGTAGACATTAAGGTAGATACACCAAAGGTTGATGCAACGTTGGTTACGGATGGCAAAGGCAACCTTAAAGCCACCCTTGATACGAAGCGTGTAGACGTGGAAATCACCAAAGATGAGAAAGGATTGCATGTTCACGTGGACATTGATGACAAAGAAGAGTACGAATTTGAATCCAATGGCAAGTCCGGAAGTATGCCTAAAGGCACAATCTGGAAAGTTACTGGAGAGTTCGCTAGAATCTTTTTGAAACAAGGACTAGGTAAATTGAAGAAGTAATGGTTTTTTTGACACCAAGTGATTTCGTAGGTAAGTTTCAATTGCATCGTGGTATGTATGATACCGCAAAGATTGAGACATACATTGAACGGTACGAGAAAAAGTACCTTGTTCAGTTGTTCGGAGTTGAGTTATACAATGAGTTTATGGGTGATTTGGGAGGTAGTACTCCCAAGTCCCCTAACTTTTTGACTATATTCGAACCGTTCAACGAGCAACTTATGTTCAATGAAATTGCCCAGTCGGAAGGAATCTTGGATATGTTGAAAGGCTTCATCTACTTTGAATATGCCAAAGACTTGTACAATCAGATGACACCCTTTGGACAAGTTATGCCCACAAGCGAGAATAGTCAGAATGTACCTACCTTGAACAACTTGATGTACACTAGGTATAACGAATCAGTAAAAACATATCGTGCTATTCAAGCATATATGTTGTACAATCAAGGTTCGCCTACTGGTCAAGTAATTGAGTTTTGGTTTCCAAACATTGGTAATGGCTATTTGCAGAACTACTATCAGGCAGCATGGATCAACGGATCCGGAACAGGATTTCAGTGTGATGTTATGATGAATTTGATAGGAGCAGTATACACTAACACTGTAACCAACGCAGGAACAGGATATGTCAATAGTATGACACCTTCTGCAACTACAGGTGGAGCAGGTAGTGGATGCACATTGTTACTTCAAACCAATGGTGGTGGTGTAACACTTGCTAGTCCAGACAATAGTGGTCAAGGATATTCAGTAGGTGATGTACTCACTATTCAAGATGGTAACAATGATGCTACAATTTCTGTAGATTCGCTTGGAACAGGATCAGTCAAAGAGTTAAAGAATATCGAACGAGGTATCAATTACCAAGTTGGAGACATGCTAGAACTAGATGCAAATGATCCCAGTATCACGAATGCAATCATGGAAGTCTTGTATATTGGAAAGGGAGACTATCGTTTGTTTGCAGGTAAGAACCTAGAATACGCATATTGGTTATGACAAAGGAAGTATCTTCAATAGTTCAGAATATCGTTGGTAATGTCGACAATGTAATTGTTGGCACTTATGATGTATTGACCGGAAGAACTTACTGTTGTAAGACTAAATGGGCGAGAATAGGTAAAACTTGCACTGATTCAAATGGTCTTGTTTGGACAATTACGCAAGTAGTAGATGATCAGTATATCGTTGGTGTAGGTCAGTCCGGTCCATTGGAAGGAGACATCGAATTAGCAATGCCATATTGGTTGACTGGTACGAAAATATCAGCCAACAGAGAATGGACAATTGCAGATAATGATTTGCTCAATAAGACACCTATCGTATGGTTGTTAGAATTGATTAAGTATAAGGCATTTGGAAGAGAAAGTACATTTGATTGGGAATCTGAATTACGTTTGTTCGTATTAGACGAGACCAATGTTACTGACTTCTATGTAGCCGACCACAGAGAGCAGGTAGTATTGCCTATGGAAAATCTTGTGGATGAAATAATCAAAGTAATCAACAATGACAGGAAATTTGTAAGAGTAGAGAGTTATGATGTGTATTCTTTTAGTAGATTTGGTGTAGAAAAGGATCAAGGGATGTTTCAGAATATCTTGGATGCTAATTTATCGGGAGTAGAGTTAAGAATTGTGCTGAAAAAGTATAAAGAAAATTGTAAATGTTAACGCAAAAAAATAGAAAAAATGGCAGGATGTAATTGTAATATGGGATTGTCCAACACTGGTCGCCCGAATTGTGTACCTATTCAGTCTGTAACAAGCAAACTGATAATGGTTCCGTTAAAAGATAACGCAGGAAATGATAACTTCATTGATTTGACTAGCCAGTTGCCAAACTGGTTAGATTTGGTTAATGAAGCAGATTCATCATTGCGTTGGTTTCCGCTACCTGTATTCGAGAACGTAGAATTGCCAAAGGCAGATTCGAAATTTGAAGAAGCAAACAGTGGTCGTATGGTTTTCCTACGTCAAGGAAAACGTAGTTTCTCTGGAGAGTTGTGGGCAGATGATAGTTCACCTACATTGTTAAGCAAATTGCAAAACAATCGTTGTGTGGATTTCGGTGTTTACATCATTGACATCAATGGTAACTTGGTTGGTTCTAAAGTAGGAGACTATTTGTATCCTATCAAAGTAGACAATCCTTCATTCGATCCGAAGTTGATGTTTGCTACTGATGCAACAGTTCAGAAAATCATGGTTGCATTTGACTTTGATCGTTTATTCGATGAAGGTACTTTGTACATGATTACTGCAACAGAAGCAGGTATTGACTTCAACACACTTGATGGTCTTGTAGATGTTAATGTATTAAATGTTGTTGAGATCGCAGGTCAAGACATCACTTTTGATGCAAAACTTGACTACGGAACTGCATTGAATCCTATCTTGTTCAAGGGAGCAACATTGTCAGACTTCAAATTGTACAACAATGACACGTCTACTGTTGAGTCAATAAACTCTGTTGTTGAGAACTTGCCAACTGAAGGTAACTACACTTTGGACTTTGGTTTCAATGGTGGTGATTCGTACACTTTGACTATTGTTCGTACCGGATACACTGGTTCGTACACTTGGACTGCAAACTAATTTGTTATGGCACAAAAGAAAAAGATACCGTTTACGCTAGATGGCATACGAGGATTTCAAAGTTTGAATGATGCACTAAAGTATTATTCGGCAAGAGAGAACGGTGCCAGATCACAAAGAGCAATCGTAGAATTGTACAATCAAGCATACGAGTTCAATATAGGTAAGATTAGTGTTAATCTAGGACAGTTCAAAGATGGCACTAAATTCAATGTAGACAAGTTGCAAGACTTTTTCAAACGAAAAAAATTGTTTCAGAATGAGAAACAACTTGATTCGATTTTGCAAAGAGTAAAAAAAGTAACTGAAACATGGAATGGTGGAAAACCTAGTGATGTTTTTGCTAAAGAAGCATAGATTGAACAAAATAGTAATTAGAAGGGGGTGCAATTGCATCCCTTTCTTTTTTTGGTGTAAATTTGTTGGATATGAGTAGTCTTTTTGAAAATACTAAAGTCATGAATTTGCTTCGAAATGTATCCCAGTTCGAGACCAGAGAAGTATGGCGTAGTATATTTAGTGAGGCACAATTCCAAGAATTTATATTAGATTTGATACGGATACATCAGTTGTTTGAACAAGGTATTGATGAAACTGGGGATGTTATTGGATACTATTCGTGGGCGACAGAGAACATGTATAATCCCGAAAAAGTAGAAGGAACGCCTTACACCTTGAAAGACACCGGAGCATTCTATCGTTCGATGGAAGTAACACTTGGGGATCTGGAATTGACTATTGATGCAGATCCGATGAAAACAGACAAAACAGGCAACAGAACAAATTTATTTGAAAAGTATGGCGAAGGGATTATTGGACTTGCTGACGAGAGTAAAGCAAAACTTCGGGAAGAAGTACTCGAAAGATGCTACGAACAAGTTAGAAAGTTATTACGAGAGCATTGACGACATGAAATTGTACAATTGGATAAAGTGCCAAGCAGGTGAGTTAAAGTACGCTAGAATCGAAGGAAAAGGCACTTCTCGGCAGGATAAGATGGCATGGGAAAGAATTTATGATTCGTACTTGAAAGAATATGGTTTGACCGGACTCCACAAGAAG